CGGCCGCGTCGTGCGCACCGGCAAAGTCGCCAGCGCGCACGACGCGGCCGTGTGGCTGGATGCCTCGACGGCGTGCGCCTACGCGGCGGCCTGGGGGCCTGAATTCGGCGTGGGCTTTGTGTTCACCGAGTCGGATCCGTTCTGGTTTCTTGACGTGGACGAGTGCGCGCACGGCGGCCAGTGGTCCCCGCTTGCGCTGCAGTTGCTGGCGATGTTCCCCGGCGCGGCCGTCGAGGTCAGCCACTCAGGCCGAGGCCTGCACGTGTTCGGCATGGGCGCCACCCCCGCGCACAAATGCAAGAACACCGGCCACGGGTTGGAGTTCTACACCGAGGGCCGGTTTGTCGCCCTGACGGGCACGAACGCCCAAGGCAGCGCCGCAACCGACCACACGGCGGCCGTCCACGCCCTCGTCGCTGCGTTTTTCCAGCCTGACCAAGGCACCACCCCTGCCGACTGGACGAACGGCCCGTGCGAGGGCTGGCGCGGCCCCGAAAGCGACGACGAGTTGGTGCGGCGGGCCCTGCGGTCACAATCGGCCGCGTCGGCATTCGGCGGGGGCGCCTCGTTTGCGGACCTGTGGACGGCCAACGTGGACGCCCTGGCGCGTGCCTACCCGGACGCCTCCCGGCCCTTTGACGCCTCAAGTGCCGACGCCGCGTTGGCGCAACACCTGGCGTTCTGGACCGGCAAAGACTGCGCCCGGATTCAACGCCTTATGGGGTCGTCGGCTTTGGTGCGCGACAAGTGGGCCCGGGATGACTATTTGCCCCGCACGATTTTGGGCGCAGTGGCACGCCAACGCGACATCCTGCAGGACAAAGCCCCCGAACCTGTGCGTGACCTGCCCAGCCTGGCCGCGCAACAGCTGCCCACGGGCCCGACGGCCATGGGGGTCGAGGTCACCAAGCCCGAAGCCCGCGCCGTCTCGGGTTCCACCTTCCTCGGCGCCGAGCAACAGGCCGCGCTTTTCGCCGGGTGCGTCTACGTCGTGGACGCGCACAAAGTCATGGTCCCGGGCGGGCACATGCTCAAGCCCGAGCAATTCAAAGTCCGATTCGGCGGGTACACCTTCGCCATGGACCTCGCCAACGAACGCACCACCCGCGACGCGTGGGAGGCGTTCACACAGTCGCAGGCCCTGCGCCACCCCGTGGCCGATTCGTCCACCTTCCGGCCCACCGAGGCGCCGGCCGCGCTGTTGAACGAAGGCGGCCAGGTGCTGGCGAACACGTGGTGGCCCATTGAGGTGCCCCGCGCCGTCGGGGACATGACGCCTTTTTTCACGCACCTGGCGAAGTTGCTGCCCGACGAACGCGACCGGCTAATTTTGCTGTCGTTCATGGCCGCGTGCGTGCAGCACAAGGGCCACAAGTTCCAATGGGCGCCGCTGTTGCAGGGCACCGAGGGCAACGGCAAAACGCTGTTCACGCGCTGCGTCGCGTTCGCCCTGGGGCACCGCTATGTGCACTTGCCGCCGGCGTCCGAGATTGCCGAAAAATACAATACGTGGATGTTCGGCACGCTTCTAATCGGCGTGGAAGACGTCTATGTTCCCGAGCAAAAACGCGAGTTGCTCGAAATCTTGAAGCCCATGATTACCGGCGAACGGCTGACCCGGCGCGACATGGGCGTGGCCCAACGGACGGCCGATTGCTGCGCCAATTTCATGTTCAACAGCAACCACCGCGACGCCCTGCGCAAGTCACGCACCGACCGGCGGTTGGCGATTTTCTACACCGCCCAGCAACGGGCCGAAGACCTGGCGCGCGACGGCATGACGGGCGGTTACTTCCCGCGCCTGTATTCCTGGCTCAAGTCCGGGGGCTTTGCCATCGTCTCGGAGTTCCTGCACACGTGGCCCATCCCTGACGAGTTCAACCCGACGGTGCAGGCCGACCGCGCCCCCAAGACATCGTCGAATGACCAGGCTATTGAGGAAGGCATGGGCGCCATCGAACAGGAAGTGCTAGAGGCCATCGAACAGGGCTTGCCCGGGTTCTGCGGGGGCTGGGTGTCTAGCCTGCAGCTGGAACACCTGTTGAACCGTGTCGGCAAGGCGGGACGCCTGGCGCCCAACAAGCGGCGCGAGTTGCTGCAGTCCCTGGGCTATGACTGGCACCCGGGCTTGCCGAAAGGCCGCGTGCACAACGCCGTCATGCCCGACGGGGCAAAGCCAAAACTGTTCATCAAGGAAGGCCACGCCGACGCGCAGTTGCGCGGCCCCGACATCGCCAGGGCCTACACCGCCGCCCAGGCAATGGCAACGCCTGCGAAGGCCTAAGCCATGCGGGTCGTCTTGGTCTTCGGCGGTCGGGCTTTCTACAACGCGCCAGCCTTGAACGCGGCTTTGGACCTCGCCCGGCAAACCTGGGGTGACTTTGCCGTGCTGCACGGCGGGGCCCGAGGCGCGGACGGCCTGGGCGGGGAGTGGGCGAAAGCGCACGGCTTGCCGGTGCTAGTCATGCCGGCCCCGTGGCAAACACACGGCAACCAAGCGGGCCCCACTCGAAACCAATGGATGCTAGAGATTGGCAAGCCTTGGGCCGCCATCAAATTCCCGGGAGGGTCTGGAACGCGAGACATGGACCGGCGCTTAGTTGACGCCGGGGTGACCGTGTGGCGGCCCCTTGAGTGACCAAAGGAAACGCCCGGCATGCCGGGCGTTGTTTCATGTGCGCTTGAACCACCGTCGCCACCAGGGCAACCGATGCGCCCACATCACGGCGCCGCAAACGCTGCATTGATCCACCAGAACCCCGCCGGGGTAGGCGAGGCGGTGTGCTTGAGTGTGGCGGCAGGTCATGCTGTCAGCGCGTCAAGGGCGGCGGGCAACTGCGCCACGGGCATCCAATCGGAAGCGGGCGAAACGGTGGAATGGCCTTTGGCGTCATAGGTCACGCGGGTGACTTGGCCGCGGCCTTTGCTCACTTGCGTGCTGACCGTCTTGTCGGCCAAGCGGGCACGGGCGGCCAGGGTAGCGGTTTGGATGTTGCGCATTTGCTGGAAGACGTCGGCCATGTGTGTTCTCCGGTGCGTTGTCGATGTAGTTAATTTAACTACTTTTCGGCCGGATGTCAACACCCAGCAACGCGGCGGCCCGTTCGATGTTTTCCAACGTCGGCCGATCGGGGAGCGGGTGCACGTTCAACGCTCGGCGCAAGCGGTGCCAGGCGCCCGCGTGGCGGCGCTCGGCGTGCCACGCTTCGAGCGATTCCCAAGCCTCATGCGTCAGACCCCAGGCCGGGCAAATGACGTGCCCCGTGTCTTTCTCGGCCCGACGTTTCAGGCCGCCATGGTCAAGGGTGGCCCACTTGCGCGCGACCGAAACCACCGTGGCCGGCGTCGGTTCGGCGTTCGTGTTCTCGCGTGCCAAGTACACCACCTGGCCGACGGTCAGGGGCCGGGAAATCACGCCAGCCCCTCGACAATGGCGCGCACCTCGGCCGCCCCGCAACCGTTGCGGATCGCCACACGTGCACGCGTAAGCGTCAGCCGGGCCGGGTCAATGCCGCCGGTGCGCTCCACCCGGTTCCACGCCGTGGGGTCGATGAACATGGCAAGGGCGGACATTTCACGCACGCTCAGGCCAGCGACTTCGCGCAACTGCGCGGGATCTTGGGGGATTGCGGTTTTCATAGGTGACGGCAGGCAAGGACAACGACCCCGACCACCACGGCCAGGTCAAAGGCGAAAATGGCAAGCACGATTCGAGTATGTCGGGACATGGTGCGATCTTTCGGGGGTTGCAAGGGCGGCAGGCCCAGCACACGGCGCGCGTGGTTCCACTCAGGGCGGAAAGCCACGGGCGCGCGGCCGGGGCGGTAGGAGCTCGGCAGGAGCGCGCGTTGCACTCGGTCTTCGGCCTGCGTGCTGCACGGGCTGTTGACCTCCTCAAACGCGCCGCGCTCGGGGCCGTGCTGCACACGGTGACCGGGGCGCCAACGGGATCCGATCATGCGGCGTTCTCCTGAATCTCGGCCATCAAAATTTCGCAGTAGATGCGCTCCCCAAGCCACGCCACGACCGGCACGGCCCAGGAGTTGCCCAGGGCCTTGTAACGGGGGCCGTCCGGGCACGCAGGCGTGTTCGGGCCGCGCAGCACCTTCCCGCGCTTTTTGAGCTCAGCCTCGAACGATGAGCCAGCCTTCTCTGCCTGCCTCTGAATGCGCTGATACTCGGTCCATGGGATGTCGGTATAGCCGTCCGGGAAGCCCTGCAGGCGCTCGCATTCCACCGGGGTCAGGCGGCGAACCTGCAAGCCCTGCAACACCTTCGGTTCGTTATGGCCGCCGTGCGCGCAGGAACTGTGCGCCAGGGTGGGCGAAACACCCGCCGGGGAAACCACTTGATCCTGCGCGCTGCCGCCTTGCCACTGCAACGCGACGGCCGCTTGTTGGGAACAGGTCAAACCGTCGTTCACGCTGGTGTCGCGCCCCACGCTCGGCAGTTGGTCGGCTTGTGCGTTGGCGTTGAAGGCAACCGCCACGTTCAACCCTCCCGACGCGTTGGACGCAGCGGCCAGGCTTGGCGAAACACCCGATGGGTCGGTGATTCGGTCGTGTGCAAAGTCGTGGCTGTAGTGCGCGTAAACGACACCGGTCGACGGTTGCGCGACGACCGTGGTGGAACTGTTGTCAATGTTGCCCGGGGTCCGTGCGCGCAGGCATTGGGCCACGTCGTCAAAACTGGCGACCTTTTGCACGCTGGGGTGCGTGCCGTCTTCGCTCGCGTCAAAGCCCTCCCCGCGCAAGGTGTGGGCGACCAAGAAAGTTTCACTTTCAAAGTCCCCTTTCCAACCGCTGCCAGGCTGGGCAAGCAACGCCGGCGACACGTCAATGGCGCCGCTGGTGCGGTTGCCGCCAAACGCCAGGATGTGCCCGGCCTCGGCGCCCTTGTCCGTTGCAAGCCCGCTACCACCGTGACCGTTCGGGCCGCACGCTGCCGTCAGGGGGCCGACAACAGCGGGTTGAACGTAACCCCCTAGGGCTTCGTCGGTCCCCGGGAAACCACCGCCGTCAGTGCATGCCGCAAGGCATCCGGCAAGGTTTTGCCCCGCTTCTCGGCGCGGCGCAGTATCCCGGCGCACGCCGTGGAACTCAAAAAGAACCGCTGCGGGATCAAACCCCGTTCGAGCACTTGCGACAACGAACACACGGCGGCGTCGTTGGGCCACTCCGAAATATTGGGCGTCAAGGATCCGCCACGCGACTGTTCTTTGGGGACCAAGCACGAAACCAGCGTTTGCCCATTTTCCCCCTGGTGGACTGAGAGGATCAGCTTCGCCGGCCAGTCCCGCCAGGAAGCAACCGAAAGCATTGTCTCGGGTGGTGAGCACGCCGGGGACGTTTTCCCAAAAGACGACGGCGGGGGGCTTTCCAAGGGCCTTTCGGCGGGTGTCGATGTCATTGGCAAGTTCGCAAAAGGTCAACGATAGGTTGCCGCGGGCGTCGTCGAGCGAACGACGCAAACCCGCAACGCTGAAAGCCTGGCACGGCGTGCCGCCACAAAGGACGTCGGGCGCCTCAACCAGCCCCGCACGCACCATGGCCGCAATCTGTGTCATGTCGCCGAGGTTCGACACCTCGGGGTAGTGGTGCGCCAGCACCGCCGCCGGAAATGCTTCAATCTCGGCCAGCCACGCTGCACGCCAGCCCAGCGGGCCCCAGGCCACCGAGGCGGCTTCGATGCCGCTACAGACGGATCCAAACGAAATCACGCGTGCCCCTTCACGAAAACTAGAAAATGGGTGAAGCCTTTTTGGCCGGAAACTTGCCCGAACATCGGCGGCACGGGGCAAAGTGCGAGAACCTCGCGCACCTTTACTTGCGTTTCGTTCCATTTGAACACCAGCACGCCGCCCGGCTCAAGTACGCGGAAGCATTCGCGGAACCCGCTGGCCAGATCCTCCCGCCAGCAGTCTCCCAGCCGACCATACTTGGCGGCAAGCCAAGACCGCGGCCCGGCGTGCACCAAGTGGGGAGGATCAAAAGCCACGACCTTAAACGAGGCGTCCGCGAAAGGTAACGCCCGGAAATCAAACAACACGTCCGGATCAATCGTCACGGTTCGGACGCCCGAGGGGTTGCCCCGGCTGTTGTCGGTGACTGTCAAGGTTTCGCGTCGAATGTCACCAAATAACGCGCGTGGGTCTGCTTTGTCAAACCACATCATGCGGCTACCGCAACACACATCAAGGGCCAGCGGCTTCACTTGCGGCCTTTCTGCGCCATGCGGGCACGATGGGCGGCCTTGGTGCGCGCTCGGTTGCGGGCGACGCGCTTGGACGCCTGGCGGTGCTGGTTTGCGAAGTCGCGCGGGCCGCGGTACGGCGTCCACTTCCCGCCCTCGACAAGCTGCACCAGCGCGCCGGGGTTGGCCTCGCGCATGCGCTTGAGCACCACGACACGTTCACCATCGGCATCAAAGCCCGGGGGCAACTCGGCGTCGTTGTACCCGTGGCCGACGACCTCCACCACTGGCGCGTCGGTGACGAACGAAAGCGTGCGGCGGTCATCCACGGCGGCCACCCTTCACGGCGGCCATCGCCACGCGCAACAGTTGCCCGCGCTGCGCCACCGTCAGTTTGATGCCCAGGGCCTTCGCCCCGTCGAGCATGCGTTTTGCCTCCCACCTGTCGGAATCGGCCTTGCGAATGGCCGCGATGTCGGCCAAGTGTGCGTCGGCTTCGGCCTTGGAGACGACGCCGAGTTTCACCAGGGCGGCAAACGTGCTTTCAAACTTCGCCGACCCGCGCAGGTAGGCGACACGGTCTTGCACTTCGCTGGAATAGACGCGGCCGACTTCGGTCACCACGACGACGGCGCCGTGCACGCGGCACACCCGGCCCGAGACGGGGCGCCGCGGCGGCAGGGGCCAGAACACCAGCGCGTCAACGGCCGGCACGACGGAATGAATGTGGGTCACGGTTGGGGCCCGGTTGAAGTTGAGGTGTAGTGATATTAACGACCAATGACGGCGGCGTCAATAGCGGGGAGCTCGGGAGGGACTTCCCCGCGCTGCAGGAACAGCGCCAGCACCAGGGCGTTGACCTCGGCGACGTCCGAAGCCCTCAAACGGTAAGTCACGCAACGGGGCTTGTCGGCCTGGCGCACGGCCTCGGCGTAGCGGTTGGACATGCAGGCGACACACTGGCCGGTCGAAACGTAGCGGGGGGAATCGTGGCCGTTCTTGCAAGGCTTGGCGGTTCTGTACGTTTTTCGGCCCAGCCTGGCTGCATCTTGGCGTGAAATCTTGAGCATCGGAACCCCTCAAATCATACTTTTTTCAACTTTACCCACTTCGGCGGGGTAACGCAACACATAGGGGAAAACGGGGCAAAAATCGTAAAAACCCCGCACCCACCATGAGGGTCCGCTACTCCCCCGCCTACCTACATATAAAATCATACTTACGTTTATACGTTATTCTTTAACACTCTATCTTTACTAGAGGGTATAGAGGGTAAAGAGGGTAAGGCTTTAAAATCAACAACTTAGAGCACCCACCGAATCGCGTTGTGGCGGGTCGTGGCGGGTGGGTTTAGGATCGCAGGCATGAAACGCAGCACATTGACCGACCGGGAAAACGCTTTTGTGGCCGCCAGGCTTCGCGGGCTGGGGGTGAGGGAGGCTTACGAAGCGGCGTACTCAACCGCAGGCATGAAAAAGCAGACGGCGGCCGTCAAGGCCTCGTCGGTCGAGCATCGCCCCCGCGTGGCCGCCGCCCTGGCCGCGCACAAGGCCGCCGCGCTCGAAGCGGCGCAAGTCGATATGCAATGGGTTCTCGCTGAGTGGGTGCAGCTGGTGCGGGCGGATCCGTCCGAGCTCGCGCGCATCGTGCGGGATGCCTGCCGCCATTGCTGGGGCTTCGACCACCGCTATCAGTGGCGCGACGAAAACGAATGGGCCTTGGAATGCGCCAAGGCGGTCGAGGCGGGCAAGCCGGCGCCGGACCTGGCCGGGGGCTATGGTTTCCGCCGCACGCGCGGCCCACATCCCGAGTGTCCGCACTGCGAGGGCGAAGGAATCGAGCGGGTCCAACTGGCCGACCTGCGCAACGTATCGCCGGCGGCGCGACGCCTGTTCGCTGGGGTGGAGCGGACCAAATCGGGGTTCAAGATTCACACCCGTTCTCAGGATGCGGCCTTGACCAACATTGCAAAGGTCCTGGGCGGCCTGGCCGAGCACGTGAAGCACTCGGGCGCCGTGGGCGTCGTCACGACCGACGCGGCAACGCTGACGCCCGAACAGCGCGCCCGGGTCGTCAAGGCCCTGCGCGGCCTGTTATGACGGCGTGCCCTCGCGCCAATGGCGCTCAAGGACCGGCAACAGGCGTTCGAGGGCGCGGGCTTTGCCGTCGCTGTAGGACGACCGCGCGCCGTCAACGGCGGGGTGCGCGCCGGCGGGATAGGTGACCACGAACGCGCCGCCCACTTCGCGCAGGCGGGCGCACATCGGATGCGCCAGCACCTGGGCCCGCAGGCCCTCGACGGTGGCGGTGTTTTCGCGGGGGCCGGGCATGCTCAGGCCTTGAAGTAAACGCAGGTCATTTCAAGGTCTTCGCAGGCGTCCACGGTCACGTCGGTGCCAACCTTGCGCAGCACCTCAACCAGGGCGGCGGCCGGGTGGGCGGCGGTGCCCTCAAAGCTGGCCGTCCAAAGATCCGCGCCGCGGTGGGTCACTTCAACGGCGACACCGACTTGGGCGGTGAGCGTGGCGGCCATGGTGGCGACGACCTGGGCGAAGGTGCTGGGCTTGGTCATGTCGTGTTCTCCGGTGCGTTGTCGATGTAGTTAATTTAACTACCTTCCGCGCCGTTGTCAACACCCCGCAAGCCCGAACAGGAAACCGGCGATGCCGCCAAGCAACAGGGCGGCCAGGGTGTAGGCGGCGTCTTCGACGAACTCAAGCACCGCGCGCACCCGCCAGAACCGCCGTTCATAGGCGGCGGCCGGCTCCCCAGGTTGGGGGTTCACGAACCGCGAATAGAGCACCAGACGGGCGAGGTGGTCCATGGTCGGGGCCTTTTAAAACGGTGCGTCCTGAGCGGGCGCGGGAGGGGGCAAAGGAGTCCGGCCAAACGGCCAGCCGGGCGGGGCGGTGGGCAGGCGATACCCCTGGCCGTCGGTGTGCACGGTCAATCCAAGCCGGTTTCGGGGGGTGCGGTGCGGAAGACGTGCGCGATGCGTTCAAAAGCGAGGGCCATTTGTTCGCGGCGTTCGGGTGACTTTGGTAGCCAGAAAGTGACGGCGCTACGGTCGTCATCGGCGGGTGGGTGGTGCAGACGCGGCGAAGAGTGCAGCACCAGCTGGGCGGCCGAGTAGGTCACCCCGGTGTTGCTGCGCTTGTGAATTTCTTGGACTTCGTCGGTCAGTTCTTGGCTGTAGACGTTGATTCGCACGATTCGGTTCCTTTCGGGGTTGGGCTTACGGGTTCAACAGGGCGTCGGCTTCGGCCTTGGTGATTTGGGTCACGACGATGCCGCCGGCCACGACGTGCGCGACGTGCGGGGTGCGCAGGCGCTGACGAAAGCGGCGGACCTTCGCAGCGGGCACCGCCTGGGCGCCGTCGGCGGTGCGTTGGGCCTGCAGCGGGTAGGCGCGCAACTGGCGTTCGGTGTAGCTGCCGTCCACCTGGGTGACAATGCCGTAAAACATGGCGGGTTTCCTTTCGTGGTGCGTTGTCGATGTAGTTAATTTAACGACATTCCCCGGCCCCGTCAACCCCCTGTTGACGAGTCGGGCACAATTGGCGCCATGACAACAGCCGACCCCCTCGCCGACCTGGGCTTGACCGACGCCCAGGTGCTCGACGTCCTGCGGGAGGAGTGCGAAGCCTCGTTTGAATTCTTCGCCCGCTACTTTTTCAAGGTCCGCAAGGGGTCGTCGTTCGTCTTCGCGGAACATCACCGGATCTTGTGCGACGACCTCATGGCGATGTGGCGCGGGGAGTTGCCTGGCGGCGCCACGGGGCTCATTGAAAACATGCCGCCGCGGTACTCAAAAACCGAACTGTGCGTGGTGCTGTTCGTGGCGTGGTGCTACGTCAAAAACCCCCGATGCGAGTTCATCCACCTGTCCTTTAGCCAACCGCTGGTTTACGAAAACTCCGACGCGATACGCGACCTCATGAAATCGCGGGAGTTTCGCCAGCTGTGGCCCCACATCACGTTGAAGGCGCACAAGGACGCGAAGGGGGCGTGGCAGACGGCCCAGGGCGGGACGTTCTTGGCGGCGGCCACCGGGGGCACGGTTACCGGCTTCGGCGCCGGCCGGCTTGACGAGGTGGACCCCGACACCGGCGCGTTCACGTTCTCGGGTTGCCTGCTCATTGACGACCCGTTGAAACCCGACGACGCCAGGCACGACACGATTCGCGAAGGGATCAACGGGCGGTGGGAAACCACCATTCGAAGCCGGCGCAACAGCCCGCGCACGCCGGTGTTGCTCATCATGCAGCGGATCCACCAAAAGGACTTCACCGCGCACGTCCTGGCCGACACGTCCATGGCCTGGCACCACCGCCGGTTAGCGGCGCTCATCGACGAGGGCACGCCAAACGAGCGGGCATTGTGGCCGGCGAAACACACCGTGGCCGACCTCAAGGCCATGCGCGACCGCAAGAACGACCGCGGCCAGGCGAACCCCCTGGCGGGCGAGACGTTCGCGGGGCAGTACCAACAAGACCCCCGGCCCTCGGGCGGCGGCATTTTCCGGGAATCGTGGTGGCGCTTCTACGCCAACCGCGACGAGGTCATGGCCCGGTGCTCGGCGTTCTGGATCACGGCGGACACGGCCTACACCAAAGACGAAGCCAACGACCCGAGCGGCTTTTACTTTTGGGGCGCCGAGGGGGCGCGCCGGCTGTACCTGCTCGACCGCCTGCACGGCCGTTGGGAGTTCCCCGAAATGCTGCAGCATGCCGCGAAGTTCTGGCAGGCCCACCCCCAGGCGAAACGGTTTTACATCGAGGCCAAGGCCTCGGGCGTGTCCCTCGCCCAGGCCATGACGCGGCAACGCTCGGTCGAACAGCGCGTGCACGGCCACAAGGTGCAATTGTGGAAACCGACGGACTACGGTTACCCCGCCGACAAGGTGGGCCGGGCCAACAAGGCGTCGTGGAACATTTTTAACGGGGACGTGTGGGCCCCGTCTGACACAATCCCGGGGTGCGAGTGGGTCGGGGCGTACATCGACGAGCATTCGGCGTTTACCGCTGACGACACCCACGCGCACGACGAAGACGTGGACGGCACCACCATGGCCGTCAGCATTTGGACTTTCCACGGTGGCGGAACGAAACATGACCAAACAGGCAACGCGGCGCCGCCGACAAGTGCGGGCGGCTAACTCGGTGGCCCGGGCGTCAGGCCTGGGCGGCGAACATGACTTGGGATCCGGGCAGGCGCCTTTGTTCCAATTCATGACACCGTGGATGCAAGACAAATTCGCCGTCCAGCTGTATCACACCGACTGGCAGGCCCGCAAAATCGTGTCCATTCCCGTGCACGACGTGTTGCGCGAGGGCTGGCGCTATGACGGCCTGAGCGAACAGCACGCGGCCGACATGCTGGCCGCAACCGAAAAACTCCGAGTGCTCGAAGTGCTCAAACAAGCCGGCCGGCTTGAACGGTTGGTGGGCGGGGCGGTGGTGTTCCTGGGCGTGGCAGACGGCACCGATGACCCGTCCAAGCCTTTGAACCTGGCCGGCGTGCAAAAAGGCGGCTTGAAGTTCTTGAACGTCATCCCCCGGTCTTCGCTGGCGCCGCGGGACTATGACACCAACCCCCTAAGCGCCGACTACGGGCGGCCCTCGGTCTACACCGTCCGGGGTAGCCAGCACGTGCACCGATCGCGTTTCGTCGTCCTCGACGGCGACCCGTTGTTGTCCACCGATGACGCCTTGATGTCGTCCGTGTCGTTCATCCGCCGCGATGGCTTCGGCACGTCGGTGTTGCTGCCGATCTATGACGAGCTCATGCGCGCGACCGGCACCCGCCAGGGGGCTTACCACTTGGTGCAACGTGCATCGGTCATCATCGCCCAAATGGACACCATGGACCTAGTCGGGACCAAGGAAGGCGAACGGGCAATGTCCGCAATGGCCGACATCGTCAACCAGATCAACAACTTTCGGGGCGCCGTCATCGACCGCCAGCCGGGCGACGGCGACACGATCAGCACCATGAACGCCAGTTTCGGGAGCGTGCCCGAGTTGGTGTTGTCGTTCGTGCAAATCCTGTCGGCCGCCTCGGACATCCCCGCCACGCGGTTCCTCGGCCAGGCGCCCGGCGGCCTGAACGCGACGGGCGAAAGCGACTTGGAAAACTACTATGGCCGCTTGGAGTCCGAACAGCGCGTGACCTGGCAACCGCGGGCGATGCAGCTGGCCGAGGTGCTGGGCCGATCGGTGTTCGGTCAAGGCTTCGTGGCCGCCAACGAGCTCGCCATTGACTTCCCGCCGTTGTGGTCCCTGTCCGAGGTGGAACAGTCCAACATCCGCACCCAGGACGTCGCCAACGTCGTGTCGCTGGTGGGCGCCGGATTGCTGGATGACGACGCCGCGTTGCGGGAGCTCGAGCAACGCGACGCCCTGTTGATCGAAGCGGCCACGATCACGCCGCCCGAACCTGAGCCCGAACCCGTGACCGATCCGGCCGCCGCCCTTGACCAGATCAACGCGGCGTTGTCGGCTCCACCTCCCGCGGCTTGACGTAGGGCAACGAGTTGGACAAGGCCCACCACACGCGAAGCCACCACGGCGCCAGGTGGTAGGCGTCCAACATTTCGTCGAGGCGCTCGGTGTAGTCGGCCAGCGTGCACAAGGTCTTGCGGTCCACGTTGGCGGCGGCCACCAATTCGCCGACGGCCACGGCGGTTTTCGGCGTGACGAGGTGCGCAGGCAACTGCAGGGCCGGGCGGCCCCCGATTGCCAGGCAGTAGGCCTGCAACGCGTCGTCGCGGTGGAATTCGTGCATCTTGAAAGCGGTTTTGCTGGGCATGCTTGGTTTCTCCTGTCGTTGGTTGAGTCAATCGGCGTAGCGCCACGAAACAATGTCGGAGGTGTCACCGGTGACACCCCAGGCGAACGAATCCACATCGGCCGGGCCCAGGTGCTTGCCGCCGCGCAAAAACGCGATAATGCGGCGCCCGGCGTCGGGGCGGTAAGAAACCGGCCAAGGAACCCCAAACCGATGGTCAAGGGGCAAATGGTGCAGGACCCACCCGCCCGGCGGGGCGCATTCGGGCACCTGGGGCGGTTCAGGCCGCACGCCCGAGTCAAACGGCGCCAGGGCGTCGCGCCAATCGTCCGCGTGCTTCGTGAGGATCGAAAACAGCGCGTTTTTCGCCTCGGCTTGCATGCCGGTAAAGTGGCGATCCACCAACGTCGTCACGCCGGCTTTCATGGCCGCTTGCACGCGTTCGCGGCGTTCTTGGAGGGCGACAAACGCCGCCTCCTCGGTCGGGGTCCAAGTTTCTTTCGTCATGGGGTCAGTCCTTCGGGTTGGCGAGGGCATGCACGCGCGCTTCGAACGCTTCGTGGAGCCCGTCGATTTGGGCGGCCAAGTGGGTCAAGGTTGGGTCGGTCAGGAGCTCGAGCCGTTGGCCTCGCACGCACCCCAGCATCGTCCAGTATTTGAAGCGCAAGACCTCGCAACTTTGGGCGGCCTCGGCCAGGGCTTCACGCCGTTTCTTGAGCTCGGCGCAGCGCGGGCAAAGCACCGGCGCGTAAGGGTCGGACGGTTGCACAAGCCCCGTGCACGTGGCCGCGTGGGCTTCGAGTTGTTCGGTGGTCAGTCCCATGGACGGAACCCCCGGAGTTCGCCGCCCTGCAGCGTGCCGAAGTCGTCCATGTGCATGCGGTCCACCGTGACGGATGCAAATTGGTTCAACTCGCCCCGACGTTCGGCATGCGTGAACAGGTCGAAAAGGGGCAACGGGCCCAACAAAGTCATGCACACCCAGCCGGGGCCATCGCTGAGTTTGAACACCGCTTGGACGTTGTCTGCAAGGACCGTGTCCGTTGTGACCATGAGGGCCATGGGGGGTTCCTTTCTGGCCGCGCTGGGCGGCCGGGGTTGAGGGGTTAGGCGGCGCGCACGATGGGGGCCATGCTGTAGCTACCCCAGGGCTTGACGAACTCGACACCGTCGTGCACGCCGACGCGCAGGGTTTGACCCTTGTCGGTCTTGATCGTTTTGGCAGTGCGGGAGGCCACCACGACCGACACGACGCAATCGTGGTTGCAGACGCTGCGGGTGGTGTAGGTCTTGCCCGTTTGAAAAGTAGCCATGTCGTGTTCTCCGGTGCGTTGTCGATGTAGTTAATTTAACTACATTCCGCGCCGTTGTCAACCCCCTGCGTCAATTAGGGGTTTGGCGCTCGCGAACACCGACCGAACGCGGGCCGCGCCCAGCCGGCACACCAGCGTGTTCAAGGCGCCGAGGGCGGTGGCGACGGGCGCGTGTTCGGCGCCCCAGATCGGCAACTGTGCGGCCACGTCCGCGTCGGGAAAGTGGCAGGCCGCCGAACCGCTCGCCACGTGCGTGACGGTCCAGCCGGGGGCGTCGGACACGCGCGCATGCACGGCCAACTCGACGACGTCGCCGCCCACCGAGAATTCGAACAGCGTGGCCGACACCGGCTCAAGCCGGCCGCACGTGTGCTTGACGTGAATCAGGGATTGCATGGGCCGGGTTCCTTTCAGGCAAGGCGCAAGAACGCGTGGAGCTCGCCCGAGGCCAGGGCGGCGCGGGCTTCAGCGACAAGGGCTTGAAACGCGGCGGTCAGGCCCGACACCGTGCCGTTCTGTGCGTCTTCGGCGATCTGGCGCAAGGCCTGTTGCGCGGTGACGCCCCATTTCTTGGCGACGAACTCGACGGCCGACGAAACCACGATGCGGGCGAACTCGGCTTGGGCTTGAGCGTTCATGTGGCGTATCCTTCGGGGTGTTGCGTGTTGCGATGTCGTTAATTTAACTACGTTTGCGCACGGTGTCAAGGCCTGAAAATGACTGTGTTGCTACCGGACGACGCGCGCAAGGCGCGAAAACAACGCCGCGCCCTTCGCCCGACGAAGGCCAGCCGGCGCGCGTTCGGCAACTACTACCGGGCGTTGTCCGACCAAGTCCGGTTCCTTGAAGCGCAAACGGCGAACCTGTCCGACCTCATCGCCTCGGGCGCCCAGCGGGCCGCCATCGCGCAGGCCCTGCAGGCCATGACCGCCGAGGCCAGGGAACGCGCCGCACGGTTCGCGCCCGAAGTGGCTAACGTGTTCGTGGACGAAGTCAGCCGAACGCAGAAACAGGCCTTTGAACAGTCCGTGGCGCGGGCCCTGGGCGTGGAGTTCGCCCGGGTCATTGACGACCCGCAGACGGCCGCCGACCTGGCGTTGGCGCGCGACGCGAACGTGGCTTTGATTCGGTCCATTTCCGACGAGCACCACTTTAAAGTCGCGTCGGCCATCATGGACAACTTCGCCGGCCGCACGTCGGCCACGGGGCCGTCGCTGGTGCAACAGCTGCGCGCCATCGGGGCGCAAACAGACAACCGCGCCAGGCTCATCGCTCGCGACCAGACCAGCAAAGTCACCGCCGCCCTGAATCAGTCGCGCCAGGCGTCCAACGGAATCGAGGAATACATTTGGCGCACGTCCAAGGATTCGCGCGTGGTGGGCAACCCCGGCGGCCTTTACCCGACGCCCTCGCGCCTGCACGGTGACCACTACCGCCGCGAAGGGAAGTTGTTTCGGTGGGACGAACCGCCCGAAGACGGCCACCCAGGCCACGCCATACAATGCCGGTGCTACGCCGAACCGGTGTTGAACCTGGCGAAACTGAAAGCGCAATTCGTATGAAAACCCAACTGCTGACCACCGCCCGGGTCGTGAACCAACAATGGCGCCTCGACGAAGCCACCGGGTTTTTGCGCTGCACCGTGGCCGTGCTGCGTGTCGATGTCTTGCGCTACCTGCCCGAGGAGCTCGAAGGCGCCCCGGCCCCTGGCGGTGACGGGTTCGTGCGCGTGTTCGTGCCCGCCGAGGAACTGGCCGCGCCCGAGAGTGTGAAAAGCCTTGAGGGCATGCCCGCCACGGTGGGCCACATCTGGCAGGACGTGGGCACCGTCGGCGCGTCGTGCGGCAACATCGCCGGCACCCCGGTTTACCGCGATGAAACCTTGTTTGCCGACGTGCTGGTGGTGGACCCCGAAACCGTGCGCCGGATCATGCTCCCCGTGGGCGACCCCGAACGGCTGGAAGAAATTTCGTCGGCCTATGACGCGAACGTGGAATGGACGCCCGGTATTGACGGCGCGGGCAATCCATACCACGGGGTTTTCCGGCAAATTCGCTACAATCATTTGGCAATCCTGCCGCAGGGCACCGGCCGCGCCGGGTCTTCCGTCCGAATTCTGAACAATCGCAAAGGGGCCGAAATGCCGACCACCCAAATCCGTTTGCGTGCCACTGGCCGCACCATCCGCGTCGAAAACGAGGATGTGGCCGCCGTCGAGGAGCTCGACACCAAGGCCGCCAACGCCGCCGACCCGGCCAAGATCCAAGAAACCTTGGACCAGCTGGCCGAGGTGAACCGCCAAATGGCCGAACTCGGCAAGCAAAAATCCGAGCTCGAAGGCCAAGTGGCCGCGCTGCAAGACCAGTTGAACGCCGCGATGAACCCCGAGGGCATCGAAAAGGCCGCCGAAGAAATGACCGAGGAACGCGAAGACGCCGGCAAGGTCATGAATTCGGCCGGTCTGACCCTGACGCCCGAAGCGCGCAAACTGCACGGGCACGCGCTGCGCTTGCACGTCGTCAACAGCGTGCGCACGGCGCGCGGCGCCCAGGCCATCGAAGCCGACAAGGCCGACGAAGCCTTTGTGCGCGGCATGTTCTCGACCATGCGCGACGTCCTGCCCAAGACCGCCCCCGCGGTCCCGGCCGGTCACCAGATCGTGAACGCCAAACCCGAAGGCAACGGCGCCCCCGCCCTGAACTTCGCCACCAACGAAGGCCGCCGCGCGGCCCTCTACCCGCACGCCAAGTAAGGCGCACGCCTTCGCAGGAGAACCGACCATGACCATGAACGCCGTTCAAACCGCCGTTTTCGACACCTTCGCCGCCGGCTACCCCGGCCAAATCGCCGACATCGGCGGCGCGGTGCTGTCCAAACGCATCCGTTCTTTCCGCACCGAATCCGTCGTGGTCCTGGGCCGCGGCGTCGTCAAGGGCACCGCCAACGGCCAGAATGACGAACTGTTGACCCCCTACGGCGTCAAAACGCCGTTGGCGGGCAGCGTGTCCGGCGACATCGTGGGCGTCGCGCTGCTGTACGGCGCGACCTCGCAAGACGCCAGCAACAACGCGGTTTCGATCCGCGCCACCACCGTCGTCCCCGTCTCCGAACTCGGTTCGGGCGACATCGTGTTTGCCAAGGCGAACGCGACCGTGGCGGACGGTGACGCCGTTTACATGAGCGTGTCGGACGCCGGCATTCCCGTGGGTGAGTTCACCAACGCCGCCGGCGCTGGCCGCATCCAAGTGACCGGCGCCACGTGGTACGGCGCCGCCGCTTCCGGCACCGTCGGCCGCATCAAGCTGTAAGCACCCCCAGGCGACAACAAGGAGAACCCGAAATGTCCCGTTTTCTGAACATGGCAAAACTCGCGTCCGACCTGGGCGTGCAACCCGCGCAACTGGCCGTCATCGTCCAAAACGCGTTCACCCCCGGCAACCCCTCGGGCCTGAATGGCGCCATGGGCTTCACCGTGGACATTTTCGAACAGGTCCGCGCGGGCGCTGTCGATGTCAAGCTGCCGGAAATCCTGTGGTCCAAGGTGCTCCCCGGCGCCTCGCTTGACACGTCGGTGAACGTGGGCGCCAAGTTGACCAGCTACCGAGTCCGCGACCGCCGCGGCAAGGGCGCTTTCCGCGCAGCTGTCGGCAAGGACATTCCCACCGTCGGCGTGACCATGAACAAGGTCACCATCCCGCTCGAGTCGGCCGCCGTGTCCGCGTCCATCGACCTCGACGACATCCGCGCCGTCGCCTTCGGTCACGAAGGGATGAACCTCATCACCGACAACGGCGCCGCGATGCGCGAGGCCAGCGAACGCCACATTGAACACGTGTTTTTCTACGGGTTCAACTCGCTGGGCTTCGCGGGCTGGCTGGACTACTCGCTCACCCCGATCACCACGGCAGGCGCCAAGGCCGCCGGCGGCACCACCTGGGCCGTCGCGACCCCGGATGAAATCATCGCGGACGTCCAAAACTGGATTGGCACCGTCATGACCAATTCCAAAATGGTGTTCAAGCCGGGCCGCCTGTCCCTGCCTGTCGCGCAGTGGGTCAAGATCACGTCCACCCGAATCAACGGCACGGGCGGCAACGGCGTGAACCAAACCATCGCCGAGTTCCTGGCGAAAAACAACGCTTACACCGCGAACACCGGCCGCGATCTGGAAATCTTGCCGGTTCGCTACCTCGAGGGCGCCGGCGTGGGCGGCACCAACCGGGCCATTCTGGAAGACACCGACCCCGAGAACTTCTACATGCCGATGTCGGAAGTTTTCAACATGCTGCCCCCGCAGGATGCCGCGTTGGCTACCAACCTGTTCGCCACGTACAAGTTCGGCAGTTTCCACCGGCCCTTCCCCACCGCCGCCCTGCAGGCTGACGGCATCTGACCGCGCCGTCAATTCGGGTACAGTAAGGGGGCTTGTCGCCCCCTTACTTTTTCGAGGAACACGAAATGCCCCAAATCACCAACCGGATGAAACGCGTTTTCATCGTGGCCGCCGTCGCCCACTCCGAAGACGAGGGCAAGACCTGGCCGCCGGTGACCATCAACCCCGGCGCCACCGAGAACGTCCCGGCCGACCAATGGCAATCCCTGCGCCGCCACTCCCCGCAAATTTTCGACCACTTGGTGGACGGCCGGCACCTGACGGTTGACGGCGACACCCGCGTGCACGCCGACGAACTGCAGAACACGGCCCCGCCCGTGGCCCCCGAGGAGCTCGACATTGTCGAGAACCCCGCCGACAACCTGACGTTGTCGCGCAAGACCGACGCGGTGGAAGTGCAGTTGGACGGCGACGCGCCCGCCGAGGCCGCCCGCCCGGCCCGCAACCCGCGCAAGGCCTAAACCGTGGACGCCACGCTTGCCAACTTCCGCGCCCTGTTCCCGGAGTTCGCCCCCGTCAGCGACCCCCGGGTGCAACTGTTCGTGGACCTGGCCGCCGAGGAACTCGACGCGCCGGCCTGGGGCGTGAAGTACGGCGACGCGGTGTTGACGTTCGGCGCGCACCTCCTGAGCCTGTCTGACACCCGGGCCGCTTCGGCCACGGCAACGGCCGCCGGCGCGGTTCTGGTGCCCCAGGCTGGCGCCATCCAAAGCGCAACGGCCGAGAACCTCACCGTGTCGTTTGCGGCTTCGGTGCGGGGCAAGTCTGCGAACGAGGAGTGGTTAGGCCAAACGCCTTATGGGCAGGCCTTCGCGGCGCTGCGCCGGCGCGTGCTGTCGCGGGGGCGCCTGTCGTGGTGACCGTGGTCACGCAGCGAAACCCGGGGTGGTTGAAGGCCCTGGTGAAACGCTATCGTGATTCGGGCCGCGACCGGCTGGCCCTGGGGTTCCCTGCGAACTCCGAAGGGGCCGGGCAACGCTACCCGGACGGCACGCCGCTGTTGCTTGTCGCGGCGGCCAACCAATTCGGCACCACGAACATCCCACAACGTGACTACTTCACGCCGGGCGCCGTGGCGGCCGTCAAGGACACGGCGGAAATCCGCGAAGTCGGCGTGCAGGCCATGAACCAAGGCAAGACCACCGCCCCCCAGGTGCTCGAAGCCATGGGCCCTTTCGCTGAGTCGGCACTGAAACGGACCATTGCCGACTTTTCCAACCCGCCGAACGCACCCAGCACCATCGCCAAAAAAGGCGATGACAACCCGTTGGAAGACACGGGCATGATGCGCAACGCGGTAACCTACGCTGTCCGGCCCAAGTCTTGAAAGGCTCCCCAACCATGAACCCCGTTCAACAAATCACCCCGACCATCGTGGCCGGCATGGGCTTGGCCCTGGCCGCCGCGGCCGTGCTGGAAGGCATCGCCGAACAGCTGCGCCAGTCGCGCCAGGCCATCGCCCGCGGTGACGGCGGCGCCATGCTGACCCGCACCCTGCACGACCTCGAAGCGGAAACCCCGGCCCTCGTCTCGGCCCTCGTCGCCGCCGCCGAGGTGTCGGACGCCGCCCCGGCCCTCGTCTCGGCCCTCGTCGCCGCCGAGGTGTCGGACGCCGCCCCGGCTGACGTGCCCACGGTCACCGACGAAATCACCCCCAACCCCGAGGCCTGACGCCATGACCCTCCAAGTCCAAATCCTCATCCCCGCGGGCCAACCCTACGCCGGCCGCCTGATCGCGGTGGACACCCACCCGCAAACCGGTGAGCGCACGGAATCCGTGTTGGCTGACCCGGTCACGCCTGGCGTGATCGTGAACGCCTTCGCGACCTCCACGCGGCACCTTGAGGTGCGCGAGGTCGTGCCGACGAACTCGGAAGGCTGACGCCGTGTTGGTGCTCCCCGTCGCGCTTGCCGCCAACCTGTTCGCCGAACGCCTGCAGGTTTTTGACGTCGCCCACGGGCGGGACGCGCGGGGGGTATCCACGCCGGTGCAGTCGGCAGACCGCACCATTTCCGGCACCTTTCAGCCCGCCGGCGATTCGGACGCCAAATGGTTGCCCGAGGGTTTCAGCCTTGACTCTGCGCGGGTGCTGCACACCGCCGGGTTGATCTACACCCAGCAAAACAGCGGCGCGGCCGTCGAGACGCGCCAAACCTATGTCCGGTGGGGCGGGCAACTGTGGAAGGTGTGGCGGCCTCAGAATTGGGGCAGCGTGGCGGGCGGAATGCAACGCTACCTCGCGACCGCATACGAGGATGCAAATGGCGTCATTGTCTGAAATCGAGGCCGCTGGCGCCGACCTGCTGGCCGACCTGTTCCCGGGCCGCACGCTGGTGCGCGGGTGGTTCGGCGAAAGCCCCGCCCCGGCCGGGCCGTTCGTCTACTACCGGGCCCAGGTTTCCGCGTTCTCGGACATTCCGCCCGTCAAGCTGTCCACCGACGGCGCGACGCAGATGGTGCGCCATGACGCGACCACCGTGGCGTTCGAAGTTTCTTTCAACGGCGGCCAGGCTTACGCGCACGCTTTCGAGTTGGTGCAATCCCTGTGGTTGAGCCAACGCGCCTTTGACCTGCTCAAGGTTTGCGGGTTCATGGGCGCCACCACCCCGCGCGACCTGTCCGAGCTCCACATGGGCAGCACGCAGACCCGCGCAGACGTGACACTGAACCTTTCCGCATCGGTTACACTGACCCGCGAAGCCGAAACCATCGGATCTGTCGCGGTTCGAACGGTCGAGGCGCCGCACGCGTTTGACCACACGTTGACCATTTCCGAAGGATCCCCACCATGACACTGACCATTGCCGGCGCCGTGCCCCTGCCGCGCTCCCTTGACGTGGTGGTGAACGTCAGCAAACCCCAGGCCGAACAAACCACCGACCTGACCACCACGGTTTTCGTCCAAAAGGACTTCGGCGCCACCCCCTTCGGTTTCGGTGCTGACCGCGTGGCGTTCTTCTCGTCCTACGCCTCGGCAGCTGCCGACGCGCGTTTGTCGGCCGAGGCCCTGAAAGCGGCCCGCGACTTTTTCGCCCCCACCAAGCGCGCCCGCACCCTGGCCGTCGCCCAGGTCTTCACCGCCGCCCAGGCGGGTTACCTGCGCACCGGCGCCGTCGGCACCCTGTCGGCCTTCCAAGCGGTCACGACCGGTTCGGTGAAAGTGACCATCAACGGCGTTTCCAACAACGTCGCGGGCCTGAACTTCTCGGCCGCTGCGAACCTGGCCGCTGTGGCCGCTGCCCTGCAAACGGCCATCCGCGCCATTGGCGGCGGCGGGTACGCTGCCGCGACCGTGGTTTACCTGGCCGCGTCCAACCAATTCCAGATCACCAGCGGCACCACGGGCGACGCGTCCACCGTGGGTTTCCTCGAACCGACTGGCGCCGGCACCGACGTGAGCGGGCCGGGCCTGCTGAATGGCCGCCAGGGCACCGGCACCGCTCAGGGCGGTTACACCCCGGGCACGCTCGACACTGAGTTGTCGTTGATCCGCCAGGCGGCCCGCGCCTCGGGCCGGTTCGTTTACGGCTGGGTGCTGGACGCCGGCTACCGCGACACCGCCGCGCAGTTGCTGGCCGGCGCCTGGGCGCAAGCGAACCGCGCGGCCATGCCCCTCGTCTCGAACAGCCCGGCCGCAAAAGATCCGGTGTCTACCACCGACCTCGGACCGGTGAGCGTGTCCGCCGGCCAATTCCGTGTCGCGCCGCAGTACCACGACAATCCGGCGTACTATCCCGACGCGTCCATTCTCGCCACGATGTTGTCGGTGAACTACGCGGTGAAGAATTCCACTCTCACCGCCAAGTTTCAAGACCTGCCGGGCATTCCCTACGTGCAGGTGTCGGAAACCGAGTGGGAGGTGTTGAAGTCCAAGGGCTACAACACGTTCACCCTCACCGGCAACACCTCGCGCGTCTTCCGCGAAGGCGACACCGCGAACCCGTCGTGGTTCTTCGATGACGTCATCAACTTGGACAACCTGCAGGAAGAACTCAGCGCCGCGATTTACAACGTGTGGTTGCGCAACGGCAAGGTGCCTTACACCGTGCAGGGCCAACAACTGTTCGTGGACGCGGCAACGGGCATTTGCGAACGCTACGTGTTCAACGGCACGTTGTCGCCTCGCCCGGTCATCGACCTGACGACGGCCACCGGCGAACGCATGGACCCGGCCTACCTCATCACGCCCACGCCGCTCGCGCAAATGACCGTTGCCGACCGCGCGGCCCGCGTGGGCCCGCCCATGCGCATCGACGTGAATTTGGCCGGGGCCATTCATTCCCTCGCCATCGACGTCAACGCCTATTCCTGACCCTCTGAGGAGCCCCAGCCATGGCGCGCAATCCTTTGTTCCTTTCTCAGGCCGTTTGCACGGTCATTTTTGACGGCCAGATTGTGGAAGGCTTCGCCCCCGGCGACGCCATCCGCATCATTCCGAGCGCCGAGGGTTCAAACGTGGACGTGGGCTTGGATGTGGCCGTGACCACGTTCACGACCGACCGAAGCGGGGAATTTGAGTTGGACATGCTGCCCACCTCGCCTTTCCTTGACACGGTGAACCGCCTTTGGTCCGCGCAGGAAACCGCCGCCGCTCGCCTGCTGAACGTGTCCGTGTTGACCTCGGCAAACGAAACGGTGCGCCTTGAAGGTGTCAGCATTTCGACGCCTGGCGACATCGCCACCGGCGGCAAGACCGCCACGCCGCGCACCGTGAAGTGCAAGGTTCAACGCATCCGCATGCCGCAATGACCGCCATCCTTGAAAAGACCATCAACGGCCAGGCTTACCGCTTGGTGAAGCTGCCCCCGTTGACGGCGGGCCGCATCGCCACGGTTGTCGCGCAGGCCCTGGCCGGGGCCCTGTCGGACGCCGCCACCGTTTCGACCCTGTTGGGCACGCTGAAAAACCGCGCGGCCGAAAAGACGGCGGACCCGAGCACCGTGGCCGACTCCCTGGCCGGCAAAGTGCTGGACGTGTTGGGCGACGACGCCGCCGTGTTGTCCGCCCTGGCGGGCGGCCTGCAGAACGTCAAGGTGGACGCGCTCTACCGGGCCGGGGAAGAATGCTTGGTGGGGCAGCTGTTCGCCGACATCAAGTTGCACGACCGCGCCGCCGTTGAACGCCACTTTGGCGACCGCCCCCAAGACCTGTTCCCGGTCATGGTGTGGGCGCTGCGCGAGAACTGCACCGGTTTTTTCGGGAAAGGCGCCCCGGCCTCGAACTGACCGGTGCGCGCCGGCCATCGGTGCGGATTCCCGAAGGGTGGGAAGTGGACTATGCGTTGGGCCGCCTCATCCGGGCCGGGTTCTGCACCCTGCGGGAGTTGAACGACTGGCGTTATTCGTGGGCGGAAATCTGGCAAATGCACGACATGCTAGACCTTCACGACTGGCTAGAATGGGAACAACACCGCGAGGCTGAAAAGCATGTCAGTCGTTGACGAACTCGTCACCCTCCTCGGGCTGGACATCGCGCCAGGGGCCGAGGCAAACGCCACGTCTTACGAACGTGTGATTGACCGCGTGCGCAAAACGGCGGTCATGGTGGGGGCCGCCCTGGCCGCCGCCGCGTCGGCCGTGCAGGCCTACGCCATGGAACAGGCTAAGGCCATCGAACAGGAATCGCGCTTTGCCGAAGGCATGGACGTGAGCTATCAGCGCATGCAGGCGTTGGGGTACGCGGCGAACATCCTGGGCGGGAGTTCGCAGGAGCTCGCGCAAGACCTGGCGAACCTGACCAAGACCATGAACAGCCCGATTCCTGGGGAATACAACCAGACGTTGTATATGCTCGGAATCAGCGCGCGGGACGCGTCCGGCCAGGTACGCAAGGCCGACGACCTGTTGTTGGCGATTGCCGACCGCCTGGCCGGCATGTCCAAACAACGGCAAATGCAGTTTGCCGACCGCCTGGGCCTGAGCTCGGGCACCTTGACCGTGCTACGCAACGGCCGCGCCGAGGTTGAACGCCTCGCGCAGGAGGCGCAGTTGCTGGGCCTGGTGCTCGACGAGAACGCGACCGCGCGGGCCACCACGTTCGGGCGGGCCTATCGCCGGTTGACCGAGATTGTCCGGGGCCTGGGCCGCGCCGTGTCCGTGGGCCTGTTGCCGGGCCTGACGCAGGGCGCGGACGCGCTGGCGAATTGGATCGTGCTTAACCACAAGTGGATCGGGTCAGGCGTTCAACAGGTCGTTGAAGGCGTCGCCCTCGGATTCCAAATGGTCGGCCGGTTCATCGCCTGGGCCGCCTCGGCCCTGGGCGACCTGTTGGGCCCGCTGGAAATGTCCGGCCGCCAACTCGACGCCACCCGGGCCATTGCCGTCGCCACCGCGCTCGCGCTTGTCGCGCTGGGGGTGTCGGCCGTTGCGGCCACGTGGCCGTTCTGGCTGACCGCTGCCGCTGTTGCCGGCCTGGTGCTGGTGCTGGAAGACCTGTATGTGTTTTTCACCGGCGGCAAGTCGGTGATTGGCGATTGGGTGCGGGAGTTTCGCGAGGCTTATCCTGCCATCGCCGAACTAATCGACATGGTCGGGGAGCTCGCGAAATGGCTGGGCCCGCGCCTCGGCCAGGCGCTGAAAACCGCGATTGGCTGGGTGTGGTCGGTGCTGGTGGGCCTTAACAATTTCATCGTCAACATGACGAAGGGCGTGGCCTCGCTGGTGGACAGTTTCTTAAAGCTGGTGGGCATCACCGGCACCACCGACGCGGCCATGCAATCGCCCGCCACGTTCAACGACGTGCCCGTGCACTCCGAAATTCTCGCGCGCCGCGCGGGCGCTGCAGGCGGCGGCAACACCGTGAACATCGAAGTGCACGGCGCCGGCGACCCGGCCGCAGTTGGCGCGGAAGTCGCAGGCCGCGCGGGTCTGTCCACGCAAATGTCGGCGCCTGGCATGCTGGGCCCGCTGGGGGCTAACTGACATGACCATTGCACTGTTCGGCGGCACGGACTTGGTGATTGTCGAGGGCGCCGAAGTGGACGGCCGCTTGGGTGAGTTCCACACTTTTTCCGCCCAGGCCACAACCTACGCGACCGAGTCGGGCGCGTTGGTGTCCGACCACGTCGCCGAGCAACCCGACCAACTTTCGGTTTCGTGGATCGTGAGCAACTTGGACGCCCAGGGGTCAAGCTATGGCACCCGCGCGGCCAACGTGCTCGACGCCCTGCGCACCCGGTTGAAGGCGCGCAAGCGGTGGCAGGTCGTGACGCGCCACCGGCTTTACCCGTCCATGGTCATCGTGGGCGTGACGGCCGAAAACGTCGGGCCTTTCACCGGTGCGCTGCGCGGTCGGATCACCTTTCAGGAGGTGCCCGAAGTCGCGTTGGAGCGCGTCACCCTGCCCGCTTCGCGCGTGGGCCGCAAGGGCGCCGCGTCCAAGGTCGAGGCGGGGCGGCAACAGCCCCAGCCGGTCGAATCCCCGTCGTTGTTGCGCCAACTGACCGGGGGTTGATCGTGGCCGCTGAAATCCCGTTGACCTCGGCGCCTGACCGCCAATTTGAAATCGTCTTGGGTGACGTGCTGTTGACCCTGCGCAGCTACTGGAACGCGTCGCGGCCGGGGTGGTTTCTGGACGTCTTCGACGCGGCCGACCAGCCTTTGGCGCGCGGCCTGGCCTTGGTGCCTGGGGTCAACCTGTTTTCGTCGCTGCCGCAGTTGACCCGCACTGTGGGGCAGCTGCGCATGCTGACCTCAGACGGGGGCGACGTGCCCACCGACGACGGTTTGGGCGTCATTGGCCGGCTGTATTGGTTTGCGCCCGAGGAGTTCGAAACCCTGGCGCCCATGTCCACGATCAACGTCACGGCGCTGCCTTTCGTCCTGTCGGACCTTTACCATGGCTGAATTCTTGCGCCGTTGCGAACTGCTGGTGGGGCCGCTGGCCGACTGGCAAGCCAACAACCCGGCCCAGGCCCTGCGCATCGTGGCCGACGGGTCCAACTCGCGTTTGCGCGTCGCGTTCACGGCGAACAAGACCGTGACGGGGGAGCCCAACAAAACGGATTTGTTGCTTTACAACCTGTCCAAGGAAACGCGCCAGGCCCTGCGCGCGAACTCCACGAAGGTGCAGATTCTGGCGGGCTATGCGTCCGACACGTCTTCGACTGGTGTGGTGTGCAATGGCGGCGTGCTGGCGGTCTACTCCGAGCGCCAGGGCCCCGACATCGTCACGCGCATGACGGTGTTGGACGGGTGGGGCGGAATCTCGCGCGGGGCCTACTCTCGGGCGTTCGCTGGCGGCGTGCCCCTGGGCGACGTTATCCGAGACGTCGCGCGCAACCTGCCGGGCGTGGCGCTGGGGCAAATCGACGTTGACGGCGCGTTGGGCCCCAAGGGCGCCGCGTTGGGCGGGAGCTCGCAAAACGTCTTGAACAAACTGGCCGACGCACATGGGTTTTCGTGGTCTGTGCAAGACGGCGTGTTTCAAGCCATTGCAGACAAGCGCACCACCGGCCGTTCGTTCACCTTCACGTCGGGCAACAACCTGTTGTCGGCCGTGCCGCTGTTCAACGGGCCGTTGCAAGCGAAAGTCGGCGTGCAGGTCACGGCGCTGTTTGACGCACGCATGCGCCCGGGTGACGAAATGCGCGTGCAATCAACGGTGAACCCCAGCGTGAACGGCACGTACAAAGCCACGTCGGTGACCCTGACGTTTGACACCCACGGCGCCGCGCAACTTCGCGCGCAGTCGTTGCACCTGTTCTAAGCCATGACCATCGCCACCGCCGACACCGACCCCGCCGAAGCCCTGCGCGTGCTGTTTGACCGGCTGGCGCTGAACCTGCGCACGGCCATCCCCGGCGTCGTCGTGGCCGTTGGGGCCGACGGCACGACCGTGGACGTGCAACCGGCCGTCAGCCTGGCGCAGCGGTTGGAGACGACCGAGGAAGTGCGGTTGCCCGTCATTCGCGGCGTGCCCCTGCAGGCGTTGGGGTCCGAAGCGGCGGGCGTGTTCGTGACGGTCCCCGTGTCGGTGGGGGACGACGGTTTGTTGATCGTGTGCGACCGGGCCTTGGACACGTGGCAATTCGGCGCCGGCGTGGTGCGTGCCCCGGACGCGGCCAGCCCCCGACACCACGACTTGACCGACGCCGTGTTTTTGCCAGGCCTGCGCCGCGCTTCGAGTCCGATCATGGCGCCGTCATCCACGGCGGTCGAGGTGCGCACGGCCGACGGTTTGACGCGCGCCAGCGTGTCGCCGGGCGTGGCCGCCTTGCATGCGGGGGCGTGCTCGGTGTCGGTCACGCCGGCCGGCATCACGTTGACGGCCGGGCCTTTCGTGCTCAGTGTGACGCCGGCGGGCCTTACAATCGCCGGCGAACCCTTCGACGACCACCGGCACGACCTAACCGGCGGGGGCACTACCGGCCCCGTTACCACATGACCTTTTCCCTGGCCCTTGACCGATCCAACGGCGTGCCGGATTTTCGAATCCGCGGCGGCGTGTTGGTGCGGTCCTATGAGTCGGACGCCGCTCGGGACCGCCTCTACATGCGTTTGCGCACGCAGTTGGGGGATTGGGTCTTTGACACCGAATTGGGCGTGCCTTACGTCGGCGAAGGGGGCATTATGGGCGGCAAGAAATCGCAAGCCGAAGTGGAAGCCCTGTTGCGGCGCGCGATCTTGAGCGACCCCGAAGCCGACCGCGTGGATTCCATGACCGTGACGGCCAAAGGCCGCCGCGTCTCGGTTGAAGCGGTGGTGGTGCTGGCCCTCGCCAGCGGGAAAAGCGAAACGGTCACGGTGACCGTGGGAGCCTGACACATGAGCGGCGTTACTCCCTCCGGTTTTGAAGCGAAGCGGCTGGCCGACATCTTGGCCGAGGCCACCACCGAACTCGCACAGATCACGGACCCCGTCACCGGCGACCGCCTGCAACCGGATTTTTCCGGCGCCGACCCGGCCATGCAAATCGCCCTCGTCCCGCTTTCGTTGCTGGGCGAAGCGTGGGAAGAAATGGCCGAGGTTTACAACCAATTCGACCCCGACAAGGCCAGCGAAGCGGCGTTGGCGTCGTTGATCCAACTGAACGGCCTTCGTCGGCTTGACGCGGCCCCCTCGCGCGTCTCCGGGTGCACCTTCGCGGGCACGCCTGGCGTGACCATTCCGGCCGGTCAGACCGTTTCAGACGCGGACGGGATCTACAGTTGGACCAGCGACGCGGACGTGGTCTTGGACGGGGCAGGCAGCGGCACCGGCAACGTGACGTGCAGCGTCACCGGACCCGTGACCATTCCGCCTACCAGCATCGTGACCCCCGTGGCCGGTTGGGCTTCGTTCACACCGGGGACGCTGGTGGTGGGCCGCAACCTCGAAACGCCCGCGCAAATGCGGGTGCGCCGTGGGCTGTCCACCATGGCGCCGGCCGCGGGCCCCGTGGACGCAGTGTTTGCCAACCTGGCGAACGTCGAGGGCGTCACCTATGCCCGGGTGTATCAGAACAACACTTTGACCACCGACGGCCGGGGCATCCCCGGGAAGTCCGTGGCCGCCGTCGTCGTGGGCGGGGCAGACGCGGACATTGCGGCCACGTTGCTCGCGCGTACCGGCGTCACGGCGGCGTTCTACGGGGCCGAGTCGTTCACGCTGTACGATGAAAACGGTGAAGCCTATCCGGTGCAGTGGACGCGCCCGGCGCCGCTTGACATTTACGTGTCGGTGCAAATTGCCGTCACGAACCCCACCGTGTTCCCGGCTGACGGCGTGGACCAGATCAAAGCGGCCGTCCTGGCTTACGTGCAAGGCGGCGCCCCGGCGCTGGGCATCACCGACGGCTTCGGCACGGAAGGGTTCGGGCCAGGGGCCACGGTCGAACGCTCGCGCCTCTACACCCCGTTGAACTTCGTCCCGGGCCACAAGGTGCAGGCCCTGACCCTGGGCACGGCGCCCGCCCCCGTGGGCACCGCCGACATCGCGACCCCGTGGAACCAATACCCCCGGTTCACGGACGCGAACATTGACGTGACGGTGGTGTGACCATGACCGACGACACCTTAGACGTCGTCATTGCCTCGCCCGTCCTGCGGGCGGTACAGGCGCCGCTTTTCGCGCAAATTCAACAGCTGGTGGACGTGGCCCGCCAGGTCCGCACCCTGCGCACGCTGGACGACGCGACCGAACACGCGTTGGAAGTCATCGGCCGGATTGTGGGCGCCTACCCCCGGCCAACGGTGGACGCGGGAAGCATCGTCTATTTCACGCCGGACGAGGGCGAAGGCGCCGCAGACGTGGCCGATGCCTTCGTGACCAACGCCCCGACCGCCGGCGCCGTGCCAGCGGACGATATCCGTTATCGTGCGGCCATCCGATCCAAGATCCTCAAGAACCACACCCGGCATGGGTCCGCGCCGGAGCTCATGTGGTACGGAAAATTTGCTTACGGCATCCCCGTGAGCGTGCGTAACGAGGGTTTAAGCGACGTTTCGTTTACCGTGCCCACCGGCACGTCGGGCGAGAAGTTGGCGGCCCTGTTGCGTGACGTCTCGAACAACCAAGCGGACCACCAATTTGAAATGCCGTTGCCGACCACGGCCCGCGTCGTGGCGGTGAATTTCCGTTACCCTCTGGCTTTCGCCCCTGACGTTGAATCCGGGGCGGCAGACATCGCATTTGCAGGAGTGGGCTATGGCCTCAACCCGTAACGTCAAAGCGCCCGGCGTGCTCGCCTCGGCGGCAACCGTTGGAGTCCCGGCCACGCCAATCGCGGGCGCCGCCTACCGCGACCCGGCGGCCCTGGCCGTCATGCTCGCCAGCGGCTGGAAGTACGGCACGCCGGTGAACTCGGCGGGGGAAAACCAATACAACTTCCAGACCTCCACCCTGTTGAACCTGCTGGACAAGCATGGCGTCCTTGGTTGGTGCGACTTGGTCGATTACGAAACACCGGCCCTTGTCTTCGGATCCGACGGCGTGTTGTATCGCGCCCTTGCGAACAGCGGCCCGGCCGGCGCGGGAGCTCAAGACCCGACGAGCTCGGCGGGGTATTGGGCTTCGGTGTTCTCCGACTCGCGCGTGGGGGAAACCGTGTTGGTGCAAGGCACCGGCACCGTGCCCGGCGGCGTCAAGATGAACGGCGGTTTGGTGTCCCGCACGGGCATTTACGCGGACTTGTGGGCCTGGGCAAACGCTGCGGGCCTCGTCATTTCGGATGCCGCGTGGACCGGCGACGCGTTGAACCGCGGTTTCTATTCGAGCGGTGACGGCGCCACGACCTTCCGCCTTCCCAACGTGCGCGGCCTGTTCCCTCGCTTCTACCACGACGGCGACACGACGGACCCGGACTTTGCCACCCGCGGCGTCGGCCGCGTGCAGGGTTCGCAGAACTTGAGCCACGCGCACAACGTCCGCATCGGCACTTCGGAAGGCGACGCGGACACGGCCACGAACGGCACCGGGCAAAATTCGAACATGAGCACCGATGCTTCGGGCGGGTCCGAAGCGCGCCCGGTCAACGTGCCTTTTATGGCCTGGGTCAAGTACCGCTAACCCGAAAGGACGCCCAACATGGAACGCCCGCAAATTTACCTCGTCAATTCGGCCAACGTGTGGACGCCCACGCCTTCGCCGGTGTTTGCTGACCTGAACCCCGAAGACCCCGACGGCCTGCCGCAAGTCCCGTTCGAAGGCCGTTTGGTCCCTCCTCCCGAACTCGGGCCGAACGAGGCCGCGCGGTCCCTGGGCTTTGACCCGACCGCCGAATGGGAAGTGGTGCCCGACTGGCGCGGCTTCGCCTACTGGACCGCAGACCGCCAGCACGTCACCATTGACGCTGTCGGCGTGGTGCCTCCCGCCGATGCGCTGGAAAGCGACCCCGGCCCCAGCCTGGCCGAACAGTGGGCCGCCCTGCAGGCGCAGACGCGCGCCGCGCTGGTGAAGACCTCCACCACGGTCGAACGCATCGTGGAAGCTGCCGCGCTGGGGGACACGGTGTTGGGCGCCCCCGATGTGGTGGCGTTCTTCGAGTACCGCCGCGCGTTGCGCGACCTGCTCGGCCTCGCCATGCCAGCCGACCCGGCCAATTGGCCGACGGTCCCGGCGCATCCTGGCTACCCTGCCGGGACTTGATCGCTGTTACATTGCGGGAACTTGCATCATGGAACGCAAAACAATGTCCACCGAACTGTTCGCAGAATGGGCCGCCGGCCTTGCCCACCTCATCGCCGCAACCGCGAAGGCCGTGGGCCTGAAAGCGGTTTTGGGCGTGGTCGGCGCGTGCTTTCTGTTCCTGGCCTCGCCCCCCGAACGCCCGGACGGCACGTTTTCGCGCCAAGAATTCGTCGTGCGGCTCATGTCGTCCGGGCTGTTCTGCGTGTGCTTCGGCGACTGGATCGTGGACATGATGGGCGCGGCGGCGCCATGGTTGCAGCACAACACGCACCGCAACGCGCTGTTGATCGCCACGGCCGCCCCTGGGTGGTACGTCTCAAGGTGGTGCGCTTTGTGGCTGTACCGCCGCAAGGACAAGGACGCCGCCGAGGTCACACGCGATGCCGCCGAGGCGGTCAAGGGGTTGCGGTCGTGACTCTCGCGCTTGAACTCCGACAGTTGGTTGCGTGCGGCTTTGCGCCCACGCAGGCGCGGGAGTTCTTGACGCCCTTGTGGGCCGCCTGCCGGCGGTTCGAAATCAACACGCCGGCACGGCTGGCCGGGTTCTTCGCGAACGCAGGCGTGGAGTCCAAAGACCTGACCGACTTGGAAGAAAACTTGTTTTACCGCACGCCCGAACGCGTGCGCCAGGTTTTCCCCACGCGTGTCGCGTCCATGGCCGAGGCGGCCAAGTTCTGCCGCAACCCCGAGGGCCTGGCAAACCGGGTTTACTCGCTCAAGAATGGCAACGGCGACGAGGCCAGCGGGGACGGTTGGCGGTTTCGAGGCCGCGGCATTTTCCAGTTGACCGGCCGCCACAACTACGCCGACGCCGGCCAGGCGCTCGGGTTGGACCTCGTCGGCAACCCCAAGGACGTCACCCAGCCGATGACCGCCGCCCTGACGGCCGCGTGGTTCTGGCACGTCAACAAATGCAACTTACTGGCCGATGCCTCGAATTGGGACGCGATCACGCGCACCATCAACGGCCCGGCCATGCTCCACCGTGCCGAGCGCGCCCAACGGGCCGCCGAGAACGTCGAGGCCCTGCGGTGAGCCCGATCACGCCCGCCGTCCGTGCCTGGCTGACCGTGGCCGCTGTGCTGGCCGGCGTCGCGTTCGGGGCCTGGGTCCAAGGCTTGCGCGGGGACATCGCGTTGCAGCGCGTCAAGACGGCCCAGGCCACGCAACGCGCGGACCAATCCGACGCGGACTTGGTCGAGTTCAAGGCCGCAGCGCGCGAAATGACGGGAGCGGCAAAAGACGCCGCCGCGCAAGCCCGCGCCGCCCGTGCAAAAATCGCCGCTATCCACGTGAGGCCCTATGAAAAGCCTTTGCCTGTTGACTGTCGCCCTGACCTTGAGCGGTTGCGCGACCGTAACGCCGCCATCGACGCGTTCAACGCTGCCGCCGCTGGACACTGAGTTGGCCCAGCCTTGCGGGCCGCTGCAGTTGTCCACCTCGCTCGACTATGACGAGTGGGAAAAGGAGTTTCGGCAAGCCCTGGCGGTCCTGGCGGAATGCGCGATTCGGCACCGGAAAATCGTGGAGTTTTACAACCGTACCCAACAAAGGGCCACACCATGAAAATCGTCAACAACTCGCAACGGCTGGTTTCTCTGTCCTTCCGCGACGGCCGCACCATCAACGTGCCCGAATCGGGTTCGGTGACCCTGCCGGACTCGGACTTTACCTATCTCGACGACACGGCCGCCACGCTGGCCCTGTTCTCTGCGGGTGTCCTGACGCTGCAGGCGACCGACGGCGGCACCTGGGCCGGCACGCCCTTGCCTGCCACGCCCAACCAACAATTGCCGTTCACGCGCTCGGACGTGTTCACCGGCCGGGACAACCGCTTGCGCCGCGTTGACACCGGCGCCCGCGTGCCTGTTGGCGGCCTCGAACTGCAGACCCGCCGCCGCGTTGCGCAAGCGGCGGCACGCCTAGCCGCCCCGAACCAAGCGGCGGCACGCGCGAACAATGAACAGGTGTATGCCACCGACGTGCGCGCCCTGCCCACCGGCGAACTCATCGTGGCCGCTGGTGACGGCCTGTTGGGCGCTGCAGCGCCCACGATCACCGCCGGCGCAACTCCGGCCGCGATCACCGACGGCGCCGTGCAAGTGTGGCCGCTGCAAGCGCGCACGCGCGCCCCGCTGCCGGGCATCCCGCCGGTGACCATCGCCGACAACGCCGGCGCCTCGGCGCTGACGCAAGTCAACATGATCGAAAACCCGGAGAAGTTCGAGCAACTGAGCGCCCCGAACCTCTACCGCGTGACCTCCTCGGGCAACGCTTCGCGGCACGGTGCTTGGCTCATGTCCGACGGTTCCACCGGCACTTCGTTTGGCGGCACGAATGGCCGCATGGGCAAATACCGCACGTCCGTGTTCGTGACCGAATCCGACGTGGTGCACATCGGTTACTTCGCCACAATCAGCGCCGGCATGCCTGGCGAACGTCTGCGCGTGTGGGTCGATGACGTGCCCGTGTCCGAAGCGCCGTTGGTGCCTGGTGCGTTCGGTTCCACGCGCCACTTTTCGTTCACCGTCGCCGGCGGCCGTCGCCGCCGTGTGTGGCGCGTGGCCGCTGCGGGCCTGTTCAACCTGAGCAACGTGGCCGTGCCTGCCGATTGCAGCGTGTCGCGTCCCACGGTCAAGTCGCTGTCGCTGCTCGAGCTCGGGGATTCGATCCTTGACACCGAAATGCCCAGCCTGAACACGGTGCATTACGAACTCGGGAACCTGCTGGGCCTGGAACTCGGCTTTGCCCACGTCGCCGTCGGCGGCGTCGGCGGCGTGTCCTACGCGCTTGATTCGGCCACCGGTGGGCGCAAAGCCATGCGCACCCTCATGGCGTCCAACGACTTCACCGGCGTGCAAGCCGACGCGGCCGTGTTGGCCCTGGGCTACAACGCCGGCGGCGGGGGTGTGACGCCGGCCGCCGAGGCCGCCGCCGCGCTGGAAGTGTGGGCAGCTGTCCGCGGCATCCTGAGCAACCCCACCGCGCCGATTGCCGTGATTGGCCCGTGGTACGCGTCCGCAGCGCAAACCGCCGCCATGACCGCCGTCCGCGACGCCCTGAAAGCGGCTTTCCTGTCGTGGGACGACCTCAATTCGGCGTTCATTGACCCGCTGGACGGTTCGATTACCCTGGGCGACGGCACGGTGGTGCGCAGCGCGACGCAAGCGTGGTTGCCCGCCAACGTGGCCGCCTGGGCCCTGCCTGCCGCGGGCGGCGTGTTTGACGGCGCGCACCCGTCGATTGCCGGGAAATTCCTGCTCAAGGATTTGAGCGTGGACGCCGTCGATGCGGCTTTCACCGCCCTGGCCGCCTGACGCGTCAACCCTTCCGGTATCGACGGCCACGCCATCCGCCGGAAGCCTTGATGGGCCAATCTGAGGCCCAAGGCGGCATCGTCGCCATGATCGCTTCGAAGATCCCCAAGGCTCCCCAGCCTTGGGGAATCTCCGACACAATTTCGTCATAGACGTGCAGCACCAGCGGGTAAAACGCGCGCTCGAGGTTTTCCGACGCGAACCGCAAAATGTCGTTGGCTGTTGCCTGCACGATGTTTTCGACCAGCCGGCCGCCCCACGTGTCCATGCAAATCCAACCCGTCGGGCCGTTCTTGGGGTTCGTGTTGTGCCCCCAATAGCTCAGGGCGAACCCGCCGCGGTCACCTGGGCGCAGGCGCGGGCTGTGGTAGTGCAGGCGTCGGCCGCTTCGCAACTGGCAGTGCAGCACGTCGCCGGACAGGAAGTAGGACACGCCCGAGGGCTGGCCGTCCAACGTCATCACGGGGAATTCAACGCCCGGGTTTAGGCACGCCTGAATTGCCGCGCCTTCCACGCCGAAATAAAAAGGTGTTTGGTCCCACTTGTCCGCCCACCGCCTGGCGTGGCCGGCGTTGACCTCGGCATTGATTCGGATTCCCTCGGCTTTGCCCCAGGTTTGCCCGCCCCAAAACCATTCAACGGCAGGCGAGGCAGCGCGCCACGCCAGAATGTCGGCTTTAATTTCCTCGTCGGTGCCCGGCATGCCGAATTGTTTAGCCGCGCCGATCCACCCTTGAAAACCAAACCCGAGTTCGGCGATTTTGCCTTTCTTGCGCAAGGGGTGGTGCCCGCCCGTCTCGCGCTTGACTCGGTCGAATTCCTCAAAAGGCACGCTATACATGCGCGACGCCGAGGTTTCGTAAATTTTTCCGTGCGTGCGGAACACGTCTTTGCGCCATTCCTCGTTCGCGAGAAACGCCAGCACCACCGCTTCGATTGCTGAATAGTCCGAACTCACCAGATCGTGACCCGGGGCCGCGCAGTAAAGGCCGCGCAGGCACCCGCCCACCGTTTCCAGCGCCCGGCCAAAGTAGTGTTCAAGCGTGTAGACGCAGCGCACCGCAATGACCCGCAAAGCGTCTTCCACGGCTTCGGGGTTCCATTCCTCCACCCGGTTCGGCTTGCCGTCCTTGCGCAACGCCTGCACGGGCAGGCCGCACCACGGGCAATCCTGACGGTGAGCCCCGTGGAAGTGGCCGCACCCGACGCACCGCCACACCTCGGGCCCACCGCTTGGGAGGTTCGTGGGTTGAGGCCCGGCGCCAGTCGGCCGCCCGGTGCGGGCCCCGTTGAACACGAACAGGTCGTGCAGTCGGTCGGCCGCCGTGGCTTGGTTGTCCATGGCAAACACTTTTTTGACCGACGCGGACCCGGCGGCCTGGCGAATCTCCAAAGCGCGCCGGGCCGGGTTGACGCCCCCGGGCGGGTGCGGTGGCACGGCTTTGAGTAGCTCGGCCATCGCGTCGTCATCCATGGCGCCTTTGCCGTGCTTGACGGGCACGCCTTGGGCCCGCAACCACTCGGCCAACTTGGGCAGCTGCGAGGCCTTGGGCACGGCCCCGCCCGTGAGGTGGGCCAACTCGGCGTTATACCGCTCCAAGCACTGATTGACGACGGCGATGCAATCGCGCAGGCCCTGGCGGTCCACGTGCACCCCGCGCACGTTAATGCGGCGGTCGGCCTGCCAGTAGGACAACTCGGGCGGCGGCAAGTCAGGCACCAGGCTGGACAACTCGGCCTCGGCTTCAATGTCGCGGCAGTTGTACGCCGCAAGGGCCAGCGTGTCGGCCCGGTCAGTCTCCAACCAGCCTTTGACCTTGATCGTGTCCGGGTCGATGCCTCGGGCCCGGTACGCTGCCAACACGGCGCCTTCCTCACCCGGCCACACGGGCAACACGCGCGTGCGGGGGTCGGGCTTGGTGGGGCTTCGGGGCACACTGAATTTTTCGAGCAGGCGTTGGCCTTCCGGGTCTTTTGGTCGGCTCAGGCCCACGACGCGGCCGGCATCGCCCAGCGCACCGGGGAGCGCGTAGGCGCGGCATTTCGCCATGCTGCACCGCCACTGCTCGGCGGCAATCGCCGGCCATCCGTACTTGACCGCGCAGACCTTGGCCCAAATCCACGTTTCGAAGCCCGAATTGTGGGCTTCGAGCAAACCGCCCGCCATGACGTGGGCGAACAGGTCGGCCGGCGGCGGCAGGCCGGGCCGCCAAAATCGCTTGCCCCGCCCGTCCTTCAAATCGTAGTAGCACGACAAAACCTCGGTTGTCGGGTGCTCGGCGTAGCGTGCCGCCCCGACCGTGAACAGGCCGGGCTTTGCGCTACTGCTGACCCCTGGCAGACGCACCCACCGGCCCTTGATCGGCGACCACATGAAACCGGCTTCGGAGTAGGTTTCAAAGTCGAGGTCGGGGAGAACTGTGGACGTCCCCAGGTTAGCGCGCAGGCGATAGCCCGCGGGCAGGCTTTCAAGGGTTGGCGGGGGCGGTGCGGCGATCATCGGGTTTTCAGATATTCGCGAAACGGGACTTTTTTACCGTCAACCAAAAAGCCCCATTCGTGCCTCGGCTTGCCGGTGACGAACAGCGTGTAAACGCCGTCCGGGGAAATGCTGGTAATTCGATGAAAACAGTTGTGCGGAATCTCGGCAGTCTGCCCGGCCCCGTTCAACCGAAGCCACGGGAATTCCTGGCGCGTCTCCCAATACCACCCGCGCAACACGAAGGTGCGCGCGTCCCATGGGTGGTCATGCAAATGGCGATCCCCGTCGGGCCGCTTGATGTGGTGGATTCGAATGGACGGAAGCCACGCCCAGCGAACGGCGCGGGTTTCGGGATCGTAAGGATTGAACAGCCACCAGCGCCACATATAAACGTCGGCACCGTCCGGGCTCAGAATGTGGAGGTAGGGTGTTTTCTTTGCCTGCCAAAGCAGGAAACGGAAAACCCAGGGCAGCGCAAGAAAGCGCGCCAAGATTGCGTAAAACATCATTCTTCCTTTTCCCCCGCCGCGCGGGATTTGAAGTCAAGAACCGGAGCCCGTCGGGGAACCGCTGGCGCGTGCCGGGGCGTGTTCGCCCTCGCCACGATGCGTTCACGCTCGGCCGCCTCGGCGCGTGCCGTGAGCTCGAGTTGAAGGCGGATTGCCGGCACCGCCAGGCAGTCGGACAACATCGCGGGCCAACCTGGCCGGCGGCCCCTGAGCTCAAGCCAAGCGGCTTTCAGTTGGTCGTCTGTTGGTTTCACCGGGCAATTCCAAGTGCAGGGCCTCGGGCCCGCAGGCGCCGCCCGGCTTTCGCTGGGGGTCTGTTGCCTGCGGGGTTCTGTACCGGTCACACAGTGCGCCCGCGGTGCGTTTCCCGTGGATGCACACCCGGCACGCGCTGTAACCGGTCGGGTGGTTCATGGCGTCAGGGCATCATGAGGCCGTGTTGAACCAACATGGCATCGGTCCAACCCTGGCCAATGTAGGCCTCATAAGCCACCCCGCCCGCGGCCGGCGTCATGACGCGCACCGGTGCGGCCGGCGCTGCAGGGGGCATGCCCGGCACGGCCGGCGGCGTCAGGATGCCGGGATGTGGCGGCACGCCAGGAACCGCAGGGGGCATGCCCGGGGCGGCAGGCATGGCGGCGCTACCGGGGGCCGCCGGATAGGCGCCCGGCGCACCCATTGCAGGGGCGCCCATCGCCGGAGGCATCGCGGCAGGGAAACCGGGCGTCTGAGGTGCAGCGACCGGGTAACCGGGAGGCACGGCCGGCGCCGCCGGGTAGGCGCCCGGTTGGGCAGGGGCGGCCGAATAGGCAGGCCCAGGCATCGCCGGCGGCATCGCAGGCGCCACCCCGGGGGCAGGCGTGCCCGGCATCGGCTGGGGGAAGTTCGTGGCCCCCACCGGTGCGGCCGAAGCGCCAGGCGGCAAGGCGCCCGCACCGAAGCCCACGGCGCCGGCGTCAGGGCCCACCACGATCCGCGGGCCATAGCCACGGAAGCACACCATGGAATGGTTCAAGTAAACGCCGGGTTGGTTGGGCGAACCGTTGCCGCTGACGCTGCCGAAGACCTCGACGAAGTCGCCCAGCTTGATCGCGTCGGGGTCGGCCCAGGGCACCGGCTGGTTTTGTTCGTCCAAGCGGAACAGGCGCGGGGCGAAACCACCCGAGAAGAACAGCACCCAATGGCCCTTCCAGCCCTCTTGATCGCACGGCTTTTTGCCGCGGCGGTTGGGCACCTGACTGTCGCCGTCCTTGACCTTCCACGCGAAGTTCGGGGAACCGGTTTCACCGCGCGGGAAGTCGGCGGCGGCGGCGCCGTAGATCACGCGGCCCCAATCCTCCTCCCACCACTGCGCCTTCGTCTTGGCGACGGCCAGGGCAAAGAAAAATTCAACGCGGGGTTGCCCGGCCTGGGGGCCGTTCTTGATGACCAGGGGTTTGCCCTCGGCGTCCTTGTCGTTGGGCTTGTAGAGGTCACCCGCGACCAGGCGGCCAACGGGGGTTTTCAGGTCTTGGCGTGTGGATGCCATGGGGGTTCTCGCTTTCAGGGTTGAGGCCCGAACACTTTTCGGGCTTGGGTGGTGTCATCGGCGCACAGTTTGAGCGCGCCGGGGACGGTTCTGGCGTAGGCCTGCAACACGGCTTCGGGGAAGCCTTTGGCCTCGGCCTGTTTGGGGGTAATGGCCGCCACCGGTTTCGCCAGATCGTGCCCGAGCAACCGCCCGGTTTCAATGACGACGTCCGTGGGCACGGTCCACACTGTGGAGCCTCGGCCGTTCTGCATGACCGTGAAGGGCACGGCCACCCCTTGGCGCTGCAGGGCCTCGGCTTGCGCCTCAAGGCCCGACACGCGGGCGTTCAATCGTTCTTGCGCCCGCCAAAGGTTGCGCAACTCCAAGCCCAGCGCCGACGGCGTGAGCTCGACGGGCACGGCCTGGCCGGACGCCTCGGCCGCGCCGTAGGCCTCGGCCTGCAGGGTCGGGCAAACGTGACGCGCCAGGCAGTCCCCGCACGCGGGGCCGGTGCGCAGCGTGGGCGACGGGCCCATGGCCCGGGCCGCAGCGTGCGCCAGCGCCCGGCGGTAGGGTTCCAGCTGGTGCGAGAACAACCGCCACTCGCGCACGACCCCCGAGCGGTGAAAACTGCGCGGCTGCACGATCTTGAGCACGATCACCGTTTGCGGGTCTTCGTCGGCGTACTCATCCGCCAGGGCGTAACAAAGCAACTGCCAGTTTTCAAACGGATCAACGTAGCGGTGCCCGTGCTTGAAGTCCCACACGTACCGCAGGCGCGGGGTCACCGTGGCGCGCACGTCCGGCGTGCCCCACATGCCCGGGTAAATGCGGTTCAACGTCACGGGCTGTTCTGACACCACGCACGCCAAGCCCGAGGGGCCCACGGTGCGCACGATGTCGTCAAAGCACGTTTCGGCGGACTCGATCATTTCGGCGGTCAGCATCGTGCCTTCGGGGTCCAACTGCCCTTCGGCCACGATGTCGCCGCGCAGCATTTCCGACAAGGCCCAGTGCGCCGCCCGCCCCTCGCGTGCGTCCTGGCCGTCACCCACCTCGGGGAACGGGGCTTGCATGCGGGCGGACCCGTGACACTGCACCAGGGCGGCGGCCGACGACGGGCGAAAGGGAGACGGCGCGGCCATCATTGCGGGGGCAGGCCCAGGGCCTGAGCAAATGCCGGGATCAGGTCCGGGCGGTTCCGCAGCATGGGCAGACCGACGCCAACCGTGGCCGCCGCGCGGGCGATTGCCTCGGGCGTGATTTGGCCGGTGCTGGTGTAGGGCGCGAGTCGCTGCATGAACTGCGCGAACGTCTCACCACCAGGGGCAGCACCCGGCGCAGTAGCGGCGGAAACTGCCACGGTGCCCGGATTCGGCAACGGCGGGACGGCCGCAGGCATCGCAGGGGCCGAAACCAGCGGCGCGGCCGGGGCCTGGGGGGCGGTCTGAACCGGGGCCACGTTCGGGAGCAACGGGGCGGGCTGAGTCAGCACGGGAGGCGCGGCCACGGTTTGCGGCATGGGCGCGGTCTGACCGAGCATCGCCGTGGGTGCGCCACCAGGGGCGGCCATGACGGCGCGCAACTCGGCTTTGACGCGCTCGACCAACGCGGGGTCGTTGATGCCGCGTTTCGCCGTCCATTTGCCATCCCCGGCGTTCTTTTTCTTGCCGCCGCTGTGGATGCGCGGATCCCACGGCAAGCCCTCCGAATCAGTCTCCACGCCGCCGGCATGGTTCATGGGGGCCGCAGGTGCCAAAGGGGCAAGCGCCACGGGTGCGGGCGCCACTGCATGCGTTTGGTTGGCGTCCGTCTGCGCGGCCCCAGGATTCAAGGGCAACGACTGGGCCACGGGGGCAGTCGGCCATTGACCGGCACCCGCAGTAGAGGGGGCACCGGGCAGCGGCTGGGGGGCAGCATGCGCCCCGAACACCTGTTGCGGCAGGTCACCGCCGACGCCGAAGACTTCGCCGGCCGGCGGCGTGCCGACGTTGGGCGCATCGACGCCGATGGGTGCCGGCACGGCTTCGTTGTCGGGGCCGCAGTGGAAGACTTGCGCGGGCACGCCTGCCCCGGCCGAATACGCCGGGTTCTGGCCTTGCGCCTGCAAGAACGCTTGAAGATTGGCCCACACTTGGCCGTTCGCGGCCTCGGCGTGGGTAAGGATGAAAACTTGCATGGTGTGCATCGTGTGAAAGTTGACGACGGGCCAAGAATAACCCGATAATGACGGCACCGTCAACAACAATTTGCGCCATGTTCCTCCTACCCTGCCAACCCTTCAAAAACGCGTTGTCGTTTGTTCTGGCGGCCATCGACGAAACCAGCCCACGCGCGCTGCAGTGCGTGCAGTTTCGCCGCACCGGCGCCGGGTTTGAAATCGCCGCCAATGACTTCACCCGCCACGCGTTGGTTCGCCTGCCGATGCACCTGGGCGACGAGTGCACGGCGGTCATTTCCATGGCTGACGCTGCGCGCATGCGCGATTCGTTGCCGTCGAGCAATCACGCCATCGTGTCCGTCAGCACCAGCCACGTGCAGGTCGAGGACGGGTTGCGCCCGGCTCTGTCGGCGCGGCAGTTGAGCGCCAAACTGTGCAAGCCGACCGAACATTGGTTTGACCCTGAACACGGCCGCCCGCCGTCGGTGCTGACCGGGGAAAACCTGTTGCCCCTGTTGCGCGGTTTGTCCGCCCTGGCTGGCCCGCCGGCCATGGTGACGCATCGACGCAACGGGCCCATGCTGGTGCAGGCCGCAAAACCCGAGCTCGGCGGCTGTCTGTTCGCTGGCTTCGCCATCTTGGGGGCTTGATGCAACTTCGCGGCTATCAACAGGAGCTAGAAAACGCGGTGGTGGAAACCTGGGGCGCCGGCTTGCGCAACGCCTTGGCCGTGCTGCCCACCGGCGGCGGCAAAACCGCGACGTTTTCCAGCATCGTGAACCAATGGGCGCCCCGCTTCGCGCCTTGGCTTCGCGCCGCGCCTGGCGCGTGCGCCGTCGCGCACCGGCGTGAGTTGGTGTCGCAAATGTCCCTCACCCTGGCGCGCTACGGCGTCAGGCATCGGGTCATCGGGTCCACCACGTTGCACAAGGCATGCACGCGGCTGCACGTCGAGGAGCTCGGGCGGGCCTACGTGGACCCGAACAGCGCGAACGCCGTGGCCGGCATTGACACGCTAATCGGCCTTGACCCTTCGGACGCGTTTTTTAGGGGCGTGGGCTTGTGGGTCATGGACGAGGCCCACCACGTGTTGCGGGAAAACAAATGGGGCAAGGGGTGCGCGATGTTCCCCAACGCCTGGGGCCTGGGGGTGTCGGCCACGCCGACACGGGCGAACGGCCGGGGCCTGGGCCGGCACGCGCACGGCGTGTTTGACCGGCTGGTGCAGGGCCCCACCATGCGCGACTTGATCCGCATGGGCTACCTGACCGATTACCGCGTGTTCTGCCCCCGCTCGAATCTGGACCTGTCAAACGTCAAGGTCGGGGACTCGGGCGAGTTCGTGGACGTGCAGTTGCGCGCGGCCCGCAAGCGGTCGTCCCTGACCGGTGACCTTGTGGAAGCCTACCTGCAATACGCTGGCGGGAAACTTGGGATCACCTTTGACGTGGACATTGAAAGCGCCACGGAAACGGCCGCCGCCTATCGTGCGCGGGGCGTGCCCGCCGAGGTGGTGAGCTCCAAGACGCCCGAAGACTTGCGCGCCATGATCCTCCGGCGCTTCAAAGCGCGGGAAATCCTGCAGCTGGTGAACGTCGATTTGTTCGGCGAAGGCTTCGACCTGCCGGCTGTCGAGGTGGTGAGCATGGGCCGCCCGACTGCGTCTTACTCCCTGTTTGCGCAACAGTTTGGCCGTATGGCCCGGCTTATGGTGCTTGGGTTCTCGCACATGCAATGGGAGCTCATGACGCCGGCCCAGCGCCTGGCCGAGATTGCCGCCAGCCCGAAGCCGAAAGGAATTTTGATTGACCAAGTGGGCAACGTCGCGCGCCATGGCCTGCCCGACCGCTGGCGCGAATGGACGCTGGACGCCCGAGAAAGCCGGGGCCGGGCCACGCCCTCGGACGCCGTGCCTACGTGGGATTGTCCCGAATGCGGGTCGGCGAACGAGCGCGTGCACAAGGTCTGCCAGTACCCACCATGCACGGGCGAGTTGATCCCGCCCGGCCGCTCGACCCTTGAACAGGTGGACGGCGACTTGGTGGAGCTCGACCCCTCGGTGCTCGCCAGCCTGCGCGGGGAAGTCGCGCGCATTGACGGGCCCCCGCCGCGCCTGTCTGACGCCCTTGCCATGGCCGGGGCCGCGAAGCACCACCGCGCCCGACAGATCGCCCAAGAATCGTTGCGATCGTGGATCGCACAGTGGGCCGGGTGCTGGCGCGTTGAAGGCCACGGGGATTCCGAAATCTGGCGGCGGTTCTTCCACACGTACCGCCTCGACGTCATGACGGCGCAAACCCTGGGCGCCAAAGAATCGGACGCGTTGCGCGACCGTGTGGCCGCCGACACGCAACGCCTACTCGAACAGATCGGAAAGCACAAATGAACCTCGAACAATGGGCCATCAAATGGGGCGTGCCCGCCGCCGCGTTGCAGGATTTGCGCCAGTCGTGGGGCGTGCTGGGGCGCGATGAACCCCCCGAGGCCGCGGGCAAATCCGAGGCCTGGGCGCAATCGGTGGTGCGCCTTGAGGCCAGCCAAAAGGGCGCGCGGCTTTGGCGCAACAACGTGGGCGTGCTGCCCAACCCTGACACCGGCGTGCCCGTGCGCTTCGGCCTGGCGAACCACTCGAAACAGATCAACAAAGAGTTGAAGTCGGGCGACTTGATCGGCATTCGTCCGGTCTTGGTGACTCCGGTTTGGCTGGGGTGTACGCTCGGCCAATTCGTGAGCCGGGAAATCAAGGAACCCGGGTGGCGCTACACCGGCACCGAACGCGAGGTGGCACAGTTGAAGTGGTTGCAGTTGGTCAACAGCCTGGGCGGTGACGCCGCGTTTGCAACCGGAACCGGCACGCTTTGACGCGGCCGTGTTACTATTGACCATCCCGTCAATTGGAGCGCCAACCATGGCCCGAAAACGTCTCCCCGAGGAGGTGCGCAAGTCCCAAATTTTGGACGCTGCGCTTACCGAAGCCCAGGAATGCGGCTATCAGTGGATCACCCGCGACGCCATCGCCGTGCGCGCGGGGGTTTCTACGGGTCTTGTGACCCGCCATTGGTCCACCATGATCCAACTCAAACGCGCGGTGCTGCGCGCCGCCATCGACCGCGAAGTGCTGCCGATCATTGCCCAAGGGCTGGCGGACAAAAACCCGCACACCGCCAACATCCCCGACGCCTTGAAGGCGCGGGCCCTCGCCACATTGCGTTGAACCACCCGTGCACCAACTCCCGCCACCCCTGGCGCCCTTGGGCGCGTTTCGTCAGTTCATCGTCTGCCGTTTCGTGCCGAGCTCAACCCGCCCGGGTAAAACGGACAAATTCCCCATGGACGTGCGCACCGGCAAAGTCGCCAGCGCGCACGACGCGGCCGTGTGGCTGGATGCCTCGACGGCGTGCGCCTACGCGGCGGCCTGGGGGCCTGAATTCGGCGTGGGCTTTGTGTTCACCGAGTCGGA